TATCTAGCATCGAATCAATACTCAATCGGCATCAATCCTAATAATCGTTTCAGCGATACGGTCGATTTCGCCTGCAATGCGAATTTTTGTTTCCGTATCTGATGTTTTCTTACTTTCCTCTGCCAGCGTTTCGATTTGCTGGTAGAGGGTATCTTTTAATTCTTCAATGCTATGCAACATTCTTCTCCTTTCTATGTTATAATTCCCTTATCATCAAATAAGGGAGGTGTAATTTTGAACGATGAATATGTATCTGCCTACGCTATTGCTAAAATCTGTGGATATAACGGTTCTTTCAATGATTTCAAAATCAAGTACGACCAATACTGCGAAGAAATCAATGAAGAAATTTCGGAAGAAGAACCAACTTTAGCAAAAGTATCTGCATCTACTAATCCTTTCCGTAGGCACAGCCCGTTCTAAAATATTTTGCTAACGGAGCAACGGCGTTAAGAACATTGATAGACAATCTAATGTTTGTCTCATCAATTTTCTTTTCGCCATTAAGAATTTTGCTGTAATCATCCAAAACATTAAATGCGACATGCTGCGCCATTTCTTCAATGTCAATATATCTTCCGTCTTTACGCTCAACAATCGTTGCTTTTCCAGATGAATCCAAAACAGAATATCTTAATTTTTCCAATGTTTTTACATCTCCTTTCTAGTAACTTTTTAAGTTACTTTCTTTGCAAAAAAAATATCCATTGGATTTTGGATGTGAAGGTTATCAATCATAACCTGAATTTCGTCGCTTCCAAAAACGCCCTTACTCATTCTCATATAAAATGTTTTTGGCGTAACTCCAATCATTTCCGCAACATCAGCCTGTGTTTTGCCATTTTCAGCAATAACGCCGCGAAGTTTGTTTGTATCAACCATCTGACTACTCCTTTCTAACTTCGTAACTTTTGAAGTTACTTTTATTATATTCCATTTTGGTAACTTGTCAAGTTATTTTTTTCTTGACGAGTAACTTTTTTGTGTTATAATAAAGTTACCAATAGGAAAGGAGGAAAACTCAAATGACAATCGGAGATAGGATAAAAAAGCAGAGAGAGCTTTTAGGTATTTCACAAGTAGAGCTTGCAGAGAAAATAAAAGTTTCAAAGCAAACACTATATAAATATGAAAACAACATTATTACTAATATTCCAAGTGATAAAATAGAAATTATTGGGAAAGTTCTTGAAGTTTCTCCATCTTATTTAATGGGTTGGGAAGATAATTTAGAAAACGCACCAGATATTCTTCCAGACCTTATGTCAGATAGTGAATTGCTGGATAACTTAAAAATGCTAATGAAACTTAGCAAAGAACATAGACAGACTATATTTGACAATATAACCTATTGGCATGAAAAAGAGGGGCACTAAATGCCCCACTTTTTTTTGAATGAAAGTATTGTGTTATATAAAAATTTCAAAAATCGCTCGTTGTCGCACTTAACGACCATTTCAGTTATTTTTTCCTTGTAAAACGCTGTTTCCTCATTGAACTCATTTTCCCCCATTTTATTCTCCTCCAATCTCTGCAACCGATAATGTTAATGCCATTACAGAACGTACGTTCTTTGCAGTCAACCCCATACAAAAAAATTACCATTATTTGCCAGTAACATTTGAGGGGGCAATGAATCGCCAAACATCGCCCCCTCTCCAGAACTTGAAGTGCCCTTATCGGACAATTTTATTTTACAAATTTTGCCAGCATTATTCAAATCATTTCGGTCGCAAGTTTCGACATAAATCGTATGATTTGTCACTTTGGGTCAACAAAAACGTTTAAATTGCGAAAAACTTATAACGTTTTTTACGTCATATTTTAACATGCATCTATTTCGTGCGTCAAACAAAGCTTTAGCACAGTTAAATAACATAGGTAATTATAAACAAACCGATACGCTGTTAGTTAGCAGTAAATTGTCCGCTAATATAGAATACGAGCTAAACACTTTACTATTAGCAAAAGGGAAGTGGTTAGTAGTATCAAGCGGCGAATTGAACGCACATACACCTTTTGCGTACAATTTAGGGCTAAAAAAGAGTGATGGTGATTTATATGGATCAATGGCGTATTTGTGTACTCCTCATACAGATACGGGCATATGGGCTAATTTTTTGCAAACTTACACTATCAATGTAACAAGCGATACAGCAACCGTCAGCGCAACGATCAAGCATTATGCAGATGATAGCAACGTAGAAATTGGCTGGGCAAGAATGATGGCTATACGTCTGGCATAGAACACATTACCGTAAAAACTGTAGTCAGCGTACCATTGTACTCCGTATTGTTCAGCACCGATCGCAAAGCAGTCCCGCTGTTAATCGCAACTGCAAAAGCAGCATGAGTAATGGCAGATCCTAAAACGTTAGCAGACAGCACTATTATAGGTGTTATTTTAAAACTAGATATATCAAGTTCTGCTACTCCGTTAGTGTAAGCTATAGGACGAGATATGACCACTATAGATGCCGGCGTATGCTCTTTATTTGAATTAACGTAAAATACAGTTTGCGCTAAAGCTTTGTTTTGCGACGATATCGCTCCTGTTACCGTTCCGCCACCAATAGAGGATATGTCGGTAGTTCCGAGCATCTTATACAGATACCGCACGTTTTTAAACATCTGCGATATCTTTGCAAAAAGGGACGAATGTTTTTCGCCGCTTGTCAATGTAGCAACGCTTGTCCACAATGACGCTGATCCATCTGCCAGATCGCTACTTGTAAATGATGTGACATTGCTCGCTGTATCTCCATCTGTCGCTAACGCACCAATGTTTTCTGGGGTGAGATTGACATTTCCTCGCCGATAGGATGTTTCTTTTGCACCCTTGACCCCCGTCACCGGGGTACCCGCAAGCACATCCCACTTTCCGTCTGACGTTTTGTAGATATTCGCGCCGGCGGGAACTGCATTGCCGGAGCCCTCTTTAAAATCGTCCGTGGTCGTAAATTCATCCGAAATATTGTACATCCATCCTGCATTGACATCCGGAAGCGCCGGAAGATCTGCAAAAGCCACCGTGCCATGCGGCTGCAATCCACCTTTTAGTCCCTCTGATACGTCTTTTGCCTGCTGATAATAATATTTAGCATTATCAGAGTCCTCTCCCTCCCGGCTGCCAGTACCGCCAACGGCATAACTCTGTGCTTTGGTTGCACTATCTGCTGCAGATTCTGCTTTGCCGATAATTTCTGTTGCTTTCTGTGTTGCGATTGTGGCTTTATCTGTGGCGGTACTGGCTGACTGACTGGCAGATGCCGCTTCACTTGTGGCTGTGGCTGCAGACTGACTGGCGGATGTCTCACTGGATTTTGCGTTAGTCTCGGATATTGCCGCCGCCGTGGCTGACTTCGCCGCTGCTGTCTCTGACGCTTTGGCATTGGTTTCGGATGTTTTTGCCGCTGTTTCACTGGCTTTTGCAGCATTCTCACTGGCTTTTGCGTTGGCTTCGGATTTTGCAGCATTTGTTGCACTTGTCTCTGCCTTTGCCGCTTCCACTTTGATTTTCGCAAGATAATTAGGCTCTAAATGCTTTTCCTCGATGCTTCCTTCTTTCACGATTGCCGACACCTTACCATCCGTGCCAATGGTAAAAGCCACGGTATCCGTATCAAGAAACTCATACTGCGTAATCAGCGCCGACAGGTCTATGAGCTTTTTTGTTCCATCAATCAATGTAAGAATCATCTGCTCCGTGGTCGGATTGTAGTCAAAGTTTACCGCGATTTTCTCCATCTGTGTGTCAATAGTAATAACTGATCCGTTCTTTTTTGTGACCGTAATAATACCGGTTGACTCTTCAAACGTTACATCAGCCACAAGAGTTGACACTTCTGTTTTTGTTGCCTTGGTTGTGTCAAGCGTAATCACACGGTCGTCAATGGTATCTGTGGCACTGTCCAGATTGTTGAGATTCGCTTCATTCAAAGGCGTAGCATCGCTCGGGTAATTCTCCCAGTTGATACGTTTATATACTTTATTCATGATCCCCACTCTCCTTTTTAAGATTTTCCTGCATCTGCTCCCGCTCGGCGATAACGTGCCGGTTTGCTTCCGCTTCTACTTGGTGCAAAATATCCTTAAGCACCAAATGTTTTACTTCAATTGGAACATCACTGCTTGCATTGATAAAATTGATAATGTCATTCTCAAACTCACGAATTTTTGCATTGACCATTTTCTCATCCTACTTTTCTTTTTAATTCTTGTAGTGCCTCTTGCTGTAACTGTACTGTAGCGATCAGATCAGCGATCAGTTCCGTTTTGTCAAGCGCATAATAGGTATTGCCATCCGGATCTGGATTTTCGGAGCAGATCGCCCAGTCTTCATCTCCAATCGCAGTCAGTACCTCCTGTGCAATCAGACCATGCCGGTAATGTCCCGCGGCGTCATAGTTATAAATAAAGCGGCACGGACGCAGAGACTGTATAAGCGCTGCGCTTTTTTCCCGATCAAGAGATTCTATACCGTGTTTTAGGCGCTTGTCCGAATAAGATTCCCACCCGTAGGATGAGATTCCTTTTCCGGTCGACAACATCTGTGCAATCGTATTGGCTGATGTATCACGCACTGATACTGCCGAATAGCTGGCTGTGAGTTCCCTCGTATCTGCTACTGACTTCAATCCATCTGTTCCCATCTGCACAAGAGTTCCTTCCCGTTTCAATTCAACCAAGTTGTCCGTACTCTCTGTCGCGTCAATGTGCACATACCCGCCGGTCATCTCCACAGATCCCCTGAGTTCCAACAAATCAGCTCTAATCTTTAGTCCCTCTGCTGACTGGTTAATTTCCGAAACGACACTGTCTCGGGAAACTTTGCTTGTGATCCCCTCTGCATTAACTTGTATTGCCGCCGCAAGCTGTCCCTCTTTTTCTGTTGCCCGGTTTACCTCTGCAGTAATGCTTTCTGCTGTCTGGGTTATCTTTGATGATAATGTTCCCTCTGCATTTGTTGCCCGGTTTACCTCTGCAGTAATGCTTTCTGCTGTCTGGGTTATACGAGATGATAACTTGTCAGTGGTATTCTTTACTTCTGAACGGATTTCTGTGGCTGTCTGTGTGATCTGGGACTGCAAGCCCTTTTCCACATCAACGATTGTCGACTTTGTTTCCTCAATTGACCGTTCCAGCGTGTTGCTCTTTCCTTTCAGCTGCAATATGCTCCGCTGTATTCCGTTGACCTTGCTCGTCCGGTACTCTTCCCCGTCCGCTTCCAAGTCATCACGTAAAGCCTGTATGCCTTTCAGCGTGCGCTTTAGGATGTAAGTCTCGATCAATTCATATTTTGTGGTCAGCCGTACCGCATCTCCGACCTCAAGGCATGGATTTCCTTTGCAGTCAGCACTAAATGGTCTGTATATAATTCCTTTTATCTTTGATAACGTTTTTTCTCCAATTTTGTTTAATTCCTTTGTACCTTTCCCATAAACAAGGAAATTTTCCTCGATCACATAAGTGTTTCCGCCATCACCTACAATCGCTCCTATATCATTCTCTTTTTCACGAATTTGCAGTTTGTCAATTGTTCTGACAATATAATCTTCATATTGCGCTGAAATGTACTGGCTTTTACTTATGCTGGTGCTCTTTGGATTTCTAGGGTAAAGATCATCCGCCGGGTAAAGATCATTCGCCGGATAAAGCCCCTGCATCTCTTGCGTTAAGTACACATAGCGAAACTTTCCATCTCGCCCGATATTTCCCATGCAACCGTTAATTTCAAGTATACAAGACAAAACCTCTTTTCCGCTCATGGCTTCGCCTATCGTGCTTTTCTCTGCGGTATCTGAACTTCCGCTACTTGATGCTGTAACTTCTACAGTTTTTTCAATAATCATTTCATCATTTACAAGAGATACTTCTTCCTGTTCCACTCCAAAATGATTAAAAAAGCTATCTCTGAATTGTTTGAGCGTTACCGTGCTATCTTTTTGTGGAAGTACCTGATTGTACCAATCAGCAACATCAGATGATAAAATATCATACAAAGCATCGTAAGCTACCACATCCCGGCACGTCCGATCTGCCGTAGGTGTGTCAGAATAAACCTTGTATCTTCCTATTTGGAATGGTTTATCTTCGTGACCATCAAGAGTCATCTTTGCAGTCAACCACTTGCCTTTCATTGGCAAGAATACATTGGACACAGTGAATTTAATCATACCAGCTTCACATGCCCCAAATGTTAATTCAGATTCCGAACACAAGCTTTCTGTCAATTCAAATTTTTCTTGGTGTAATTCGGTGTTTGTGATATTGATTTTCCCATCATCAGATACAATGTTTAACTGTTTGTCTACGCTGTCCTTTAGAAACAAATTTGAATATTGGTAATCAACCATTGTATACTCCTCCTATAAATGCCAGCCTTACAGAGTTGTAATGAATTTGACCGCCATACGTTCCGTATATCGTAGGCTGAAAATCTGCCATATAGCCGTACTGTGTTACATAATCGTCATATTCCGGTATGTATGCCGTGATATAGCAGGCTCTTCCGGTTGCATTAGTAAACTGCTGACGAATTTTGCTTATAATGGCATTAAATTCCGTGTTTGTAAGCATAGCCCGTGTTTCAAACTCAACTTTTAACACCTTTAATTCCACGGCATTTCTATGTAGATAGCCGTTAGCGTCCGTATAATCATCTAAGTCCTGCATATTTACATATGGGCTATATGTCTCCGGTTTCATAAAAGACATTGGAACTGTATAATTTCCAATCTTTAACAACCATCCGCTGTACGCCATGTTTCCACCACCTAACTGTTTTGGTTTGCGGCTGTCTCAAATGACAGTCGGTAAAATTGGTATAAAAATAGCACCTACCACCAATTTGATAGATGCTGTTTTTTTTGATCTATTTTGTAAACACTTCGATATCTGGCGCTTTAATCGCAATTTTCTCTGGCGTGTGAGTTACTTCCGTATTCCCATAGATAATCTTGATTCCATTCATAAAATCCCTCCTAAATTTCATATTCCGGGTATGCCGCTTCCCACGCATCCCTATGATAAGTATTTACCTCTCCATAGTTTGCATCGAAAATCTTTTTGATTCCATATCCAAGTTCGATGCTCTTTTCCTTAAGTTTCCGCCAGTTAAATGTTTTCCAGTCCACACCGTTCATTGCTGCAACACGCTTAATAGAATACCAGTCTTTGCTATAATCAAGTTCCTGCTGCAGCTTTTCATTCTCCTGTTCTGCAATCTGCCTGCGCTCTACTTCATCCGCATATGCCCGAAGTGCCGATGGAAGATCTTGTGGAATCTGTCCTCTTTCCATTTCATTAAAACGCTTAACATATCTCGCTGTAAATAGGATTCCTTTTTCTCCCGTAAACTTGTTAGCAAGGAAATCACACCCTAAACGAGTTACTTTGTAGCACTTATTTTCCTTGCCACTTGCATCCTTGTATGTAGATTCTATAAAATAATCACTCAGGCGAAAATTCGCTTTAGTCAAAACGGGGATAATTCCGACTTGTTTTACCTTTCCGTCTTTGTCTTTCGTTCCACACAATTTATTTAAAATGTCTCTGTGTGAAATTTCCATCATTTCAGCAATTTCAAGTGTTGTTATCGTTTGTGTATTGCTTTCTTTCTCTGGTGTAAAAATTTCTGCTCCGTACATAAAAGTACCCTCCTTAAAATTTTTACTTAACCGGCTCCACATTTCGCAGAACCGGAAATAAAATTGATTGTGCCGCACCGGGAGCATACCCCGGAAGGAGTCACGGCAAATAAAAAGACCACCAAAGACTGAATCTCTTCAATCTCTGGCGGTCACGAATCCGCACCTATTCCTAATAGGCTTGCAGGACGTTCTAAACTTCTTGAATCTGCCTGCGTGATTTTTAATTTTACTTATAATATCACTTCGATATACGTCTGTCAATAAAATTTCAAGCTCTGTTGCATATTGGCATTGTCGATCTGTTCTTGTAAGAAGTACGGCGGCTGATAGGAATTTATCACTTCCACTGCCTTGTCGCACTGGCTACGCTTGATGCTCTTGTAAGACCGAACCCCAAAGTTGTATTTCAGATTGGCATACAGGTTGTTGTAAACCTTTTGGCGTAATCCACGATTGCTGTATGCGCTTGACTGTTTGCCGCCCATGATTGAAACGCCTTTCTTTCTGACAGCTTCCGTAATGCGGTCGGCTTCCACCGGAAGTATCGGCAAGTCCATCTTAAGACTTTCCAAATCCGCCTTGATTTCGTCGACCTCTGCTTTAAGCTCCGTGTGCCCCTGTGCAAGCAATGCAATCTTCCCGTCCGTGGTCTGCGGCATCGTATATGTACCAGTCTTGCGAATGGATGGGAGAACTTCGGATGTTACCCATTTCTTGAACTTCTTCGCACTTTCCAGTTTGCTACCAAAGATAAGTGAGTAAAGACCGCTTTCATTTATAACGGTTATATCCCTATTCTGACCCTGACTCACCATTTTGGTGAGTCGCTTATCCTCTTCGTCTACATGACGGTTAATATCTCTACTACCGTTTTGGTACCCCAGAATATCCGCTACGTCTTTTCCCACAAACCACGGCTCATTGTCAATAACTACTGTTCTAATATCTCCAAACTCTGGATTGTTAAAAATCTGAATATTGTTCATCAGCAAATCCCCCATTTCTGCTTAAATGAAATAATTGTTTTCAAAATAAACTGCAAAAATTTTTCGTCCTGTATGTTCTGAATTTCCGTTATCAGCTGTTCTTTCATCTCGCACCGCCTTTCTTGTCGGATGCAAGGTTACTTGTAAAAATCCACACACATTTTAAAAAGTGTTCGCTGAGTACATTCAGATTTTTGGTAATTTCTTCAATATACATTTCTCTCATAGATTTTACCTTCCTTTCGTTTGCTGTTTGACAACCATTCCAAAAAGCGGTATAATCCATGTATCAACCGCTTTTGGTGGCTGTAAGTGTAAGAGTAACCGTTACTTGTCTAGGGCTTCGGTTGCTCTTATTTCGTTATAGACCTTATCAATCCCCTTCATTACTACATCATATTGCGTCATTCCGGTCTTTTCACAGCAATATAGAAGTTTTTCTCTATCTTCTTCTGTTGCTCTTACTTTTATAATGTTATTTTTGGGATTATCTGTCGGTCTTCCTGTTCTTGGTGACACTGTTTCATCTCCTTTCTTTTGTGTACACATAAATGTTAATATATGAGTACACAAAAGTCAATACCCTTTTGAAATATTTTTCAAAAAAAGAAGCGCATCTCTGCGCTCCCTCTTATATACCCGCTTTCCCCAGTCTTTCCCAATCTGCATCCCTAGTACATTCATCCTTTTTCTTCAATAAGTTTTCGTTCTCTTTTTCCAGTTTTCCTATTTTTATTTCCAATTTCTTTTTCTCTTTTTTCAATGCAATATTCTCTTTTTCCAAATCGTCCGCACGAATAAGCGCGTTTGACTCCCGATTAAAAAGATCAGTATTGTGCGCCTTTAATGCATCTTTTTCTTTATTTAACTCTCTTATTTCCCATTTGTAATTCTTTTTATCTTGCGTCATCTTAATTTTCAATTCTTCTATCGTTTGATGTGCTTTATTCAACTTCTTTTTGCACTCATTTAGTTCTGATTCAGACTCCCTATTCTCCATCGTAATTCTCCACATATTAAATCCAAATTTATATGAAAGTGTAGCCACAATCATTACATATAATTTTATTTATTTCATATGTTTGATCTTTTCTCAAAATCTTTTCCTTTTTATTTACTAAAGTAAACGGTTTAAATGGATTTAGATTTGCAGTGTATCTTGTCTTTGTTTTGCCTGGTACAAATTTCTGCTCCGTATAATGAGAACAATTTTCGCTCCCACATCTTGGACAGTAAACCTCTTTTTTTTCTCCGAATAAAGTATATTTATATATACCATTAAATCCCGTGTTTTGAGATCTTTCAACAGAATTTCTTAAGAATAATTTTCCAACACCTGTAATCTCTGGCTCTTTTGGGCGTTCCCACCCTGTATCATTTTCGTTTTCTTGTTCGTATGATTTATAAAATTCACTTTTTCCCGCAGACATTTCATTGTTTTCGTGTTGTTTCAACGGAAATCCGCAATTGATACACATTTCTGCTTTGTCTGAAATTTCTTTTCCACATTCAGGACATTTAATCAACGCCATGTGTTACCCTCCCGCCACTTGTAATAAAATAATTCTACCACAAGTGGCGGTATTTGTCATTAGAAAATATATGCTTCTCTTCCAGTTCTGTTAAAGTAATCTTTTGCATAATTGCGAGCGCTTTTTCCGATCTGCTCGGATGTAATCCCAAATTCTTTTTCCAAAATTCCTTGAAGCAACTGATTTTGTTGTCTTAGCAATTCCATTTCCTGTTGCGCCGTACTGTACACTGCATCTCGAATACCGGTAATTTCCTGTCCACCGGCAACCGCTGTTTTCCCTCCAACAGTCCCCAGAATTTCTGCCCGTCCATTTTCTCCCGCCATAAACATACTGTACTGGCTTGGGAATCCTCCGGCGGCAAAAGTAGGAATTTTTCCGAGATTTATACTTCCGGCTCCAACAATCTGCTTTCCAGCAATGTTTACCGCATCCCACGAAAAAGAAAGCTTTGAGTTCATCCAGTTTGCAAATCCGTTCCATATGTGCTTTACAGCAGCTATAGCATTATTCCATGCATTTTTCAATCCATCTGAAATACCACTAAATGTCCACTTGTCTGTTGTAAACTTTGGAGCAACATCTTGATTCCACCACTTATAGAATCCTGTGTTTTCCCACCATCCAGTAAATTCCTCCCACTTTTTAGATAGACCTTTTCTTATGCTTTCTCCAAGATTTTTCCATGTATTTACTGTAAACCATGGAGAAACTTTCTCGTTCCACCAAACGGCTATACCTGTGTCACTCCACCATGTAGAGAATTCCTCCCATTTAGTCGAAAGACCTTCTTTTATTCCGTTTCCTATTTCAAGCCAATGATCTTTAGTAAACCAAGGCAAAATATTTTCTTGAATGTATTCAGATGCTTCATTCCACTTTTCTTCTATTTTACCTTTTATTTCTCCTATTTCTGTCTGTATTGAGAGCTTTTTTTCTCCCCAATATTCCTTTACATCTTCCCACCATGAAGAAACATCCTCTAAAGTTGTTGTTAATTTATTGCGAACGGGTAGTTCAACATCTAATCCCCACCATTCTTTTACGTCGTCTTTAAACCCAGATATTTTTTCTCTCAAGTTTGGAAGAACAACTTCTGCTCTTAAGTCCACATTATCTAAACCATTTATTTGTTTCCACTCATCTATCCATGCTTTTAAATCAAAGCTACTTGGAACTTTTAGGCTGTCTGGTACATTATTGTTAAAATCGTTTAGTGCCTTTTGGTATTCATCTAAAGATGCATAATCTTCTTTTTTCGGCATCTTAATGTTTAAGTCAACTCCGTCTGAATAACGATCAAGTATTCCTTTTTGACTCAAAATGCCCCCACCATATGCATTTATCCACTCAAACGGATTTATAAGCTGCTTTAAGCTTTCTTGCAAATATTGTAAAAATCCACCATCCTTATATGCTTTTACTAGATTTTCTGCATCTTTTTTTATACTGTCTTTTCCAATAGTAAAAGTTAACGCCCCAACTGCAACGGAAAGTGAAATTGGGACTATATAAGAAAGAATTGACTTTACTGACTCTTGTCCAAACGCCGCCACAAACTTCTCACTAATCAGTTTTCCTATCGTTTCCTTAAGAATTTTACCTGTAAGAAATTTCCCTGCATACTTAAGTGCAAATGCTCCAATAATAAGAGATATTGTCTCAAGATCAATTTCACTCAAAAAATCCGTTACACCATCCCATACTTCTGACCACTTGATATTTCCAATTGCTGTTGTAATAGTGTCATATATTCCGTGAACCCATGTATTGATCGTTCTACCAAGTGCCGAAAAATCAAACGTTTCAAAGAAGCGATTCACTCCTGCGGCAATGGAATCTCCCAGATTTGTCCAGTCAAATTCTTCTCCAAATGACAAGGCTGCATAAATTGCTGTGTTAAGCGCACTTGCAATCGTCATGCCGACATCTCCGAACAATCTTGGTGTAATAAGACCATTAAGGAAATCTGCCAGCCCTTTTCCAAAATTTCTAGCCTTGGAATAAATTCTATCCCAGTCAATAGATTCCATGGCATCTGATAACGCATCGCTGATATACGCCCCAAGTTCCCGCAAACTTCTGATCTGACTTTCATAGTCTTTGAAAATGGTATCTACCTGTACCAGCCCACCAGACGCGCCACCTCCGGATGCACCACCACCGCCGGAACCACCAGAACCAGATCCGCTTGAATTATCCGGAGTGGTAATCAGATTCAGTTCGTCAAAGGCTCTTAAGCCCTTATTCATCTTTTCAACGTTCTTCGCTGCCTGTCCAGTGCTGTCTGCTATATCAGCCGCGCTCCCTGCTGCATCAGACCAATCATCTGCCAAACCACCGGCAGAAATCTCAAATTTCCATCCGAAGATTGATCCTAACGCATTGGTTACTGTCGTTGCAAAAGCAATAACTTTCTGCATGACTGCATTAAGAGTTCTTACAAACGGTTTAAAAGCGTTAATAAGTGCGCCACCGATAATAGCCGCAAGCTGTTCAAATGACTGCTTAAGTATTCTTATCTGGTTTGCCCATGTGTCTGATGTTCTCGCAAAGTCTCCTTGCGCCGCGGCTGTATTAGCCATAACATACTGATACCGGAGCATGGTCTTTTCTGCCTGCGTCATAGACGAAATGTCGGCATCTAGTCCCTGTTTCATAGCCCACTCTTTAAGGGTAGCCTGTGTGAGGTCAAGACCATATTTTCTTAAAGGCTCTGTCTCTCCGGTAAATACTGCCTGCAGGTTTCTTGCAACGTCAGACTGTTCCATATCATAGAAAGAAGCCATATCCGCAGTCAGCTTTGTAAGCTGTAGCGACATGTCAGCCATCTTTCCTTGTGAAAATCCCATGGCCGTACCCATAGCTTGGAATCGGCTTGCCACCTGTTTAGCGGTCAACTCTGACATGCCAAAATCCTGTATGGATGTTTTTGAAAAGTCCTGTATCAGCTTCTCATAATTGCCGAATGTGGTACGTACAACGTTCTCAACCTCTGTCAAAGAAGATGATATGTCGATAGCATCCTTGATCTTTGAAAAAGCACGAAACAACAGCCAGTATGATGCGTACAGCTTTCCCAACGCTGCAGCAAGGCTAAAGCTGTTACTCTTTGCCTTGTTCGCAGATCCACTAAAAATGTTCAAACTTTTTCCGAGAGATGTTGCTGCTCTACCGGATGATGCTCCTGTTTTTGCCAAATTGGCAAGTGCTTCTGTCATCCGGATGATGTTTGCGCTTACGTTAGGTGCTTTCGAAAGCGTCTCAAACAGGTATTTAAGGTTATCTGCAAGCAAAGGTATGTTGTTTACTGCCCTGCCGCTCGCAACGCTTCCTAACCTTGATATGGACGTCACAAGGCTACTCATGTTTGTCATATCAAATTTCAGTTCGCCGATTTTATTCATCTGGCGCACAAAATTCTGTAGTTGCGCTGATATTTGCGGCAAATTGGCTGTCGCCTGTGTAGAAATCTTACCACCAAGTCTGCTGATACTTCCTATCAGATTGGTCAAACCTGTTGTGTCAAAGTTAAGCGCCCCTACGCTGTTCATTCCTTTGACAAAGTAAGCAAGGTCATCCTTAATTTTAACTAGATTGCTTGTTCCTACAGTAGCCAACGTTCCGCCCATTTTAGACAGTGCCGCTGCCGTATTCATAATTCCACTTGCATCAATCGTTTTCGTATCTTTCATTCCTGCCGCAAGATTTTTCATTGCCGCAGATATACCATAGAAAGATGATGTATCTACATTTGAGAATTTGCTTAATGCGGTGGCAAGTGATGTAATCTCTTTTGATTTTGCACCCTTAAAACCTGTCGCCGCGTCAGACATGCTTCTAATTCCAGATGCTATGTTTGAAAGTTTACTGGTATCAAATGATAGACTTTTCCCAAGACTATCCAAACTTGATGCAAGTTTATCAATGGAATCACTCGCTTTTGCAGAATCAGCCTTAATTTTTATCTGTAATTCATCAATATCTGCCATGACCGCACCAACTTTCTACGCATAATAAAAAGACGGTAGGCTGTGACACCTTACCGTCCTTGATTTTTTACTGAATCAAAATTTTCTGCCCTACATAAATTTTGTTTGGGTTCTTGATCCCGTTATCTTTCTGCAATTTTGCAACCGTTACATTGTTTTCTTTTGCGATCTTTGAAAGTGTATCGCCGCGTCGTACTGTATACGTTGTCTTTTTATCTGTAGACTGCACAGAAGCATCCGTTGATCGAATATCTCCATCGTTGCACCAACCTACTGCAACTCCATTTTTTGAAAAGCAATATGGATTGTGCGTACCCGCTTTGATTCGTGTAATCGTTCCGGAAGCATACTTGATGATCGCATCTCCAATACCAGCCGTGGAAGATTTGTAGTAAGAAGAAACCGTGATTTCCTCTCCAACCTTATGAAGTGTATTTTCTGGATCCGGCATGACATTTACCGTGTCTACCGCTACATACAGTTCATTCAGATCGACGCATCCGGAAACACCGGCTACAAATCCCTTTGAACTGTATTGCCATCCGTAAAGTTCATGAAGAATATCAGGCTTCTTGTCTTCCGGTGCGTCTGCCGTAATCATCATAGGCGTACTGGACGGGTATCTTGCGACCCAAAACGGGCAATCAATATGCTCAAGATATGGCTTGATATAGCTGTTGTAAAAAGACAGACCCGTGTATACACCAAATTTGCACCCTGCGGCTTCAATGATCTTCTGATATTCATTGATAATAGAGACAATCTTATCGCCAATATTCTGCTGGCACTTATCCTCTACATCCAGCCATACCATCACATTTCTTCCGCCAAGAACTTCGATCACTCTTTGCGCATCGGTCTGCGCTTTTTCTGCGTTGGTTGCGTAGCTGTAATTATATACGCCCTGCACCGGAACGCCAGCTTCTGTTGCTCCTGTCCAGTTTGCTTCAAAATACTTGTCCGGCTGCAAATCTTTTCGGATTACTTTCAAAATGGCAAATTCAACGCCGTTCTCTGCTACTTTTGACCAGTTAATATTTCCATTGTACCCGGAAACATCAATACCTTTAATTTTCATGTGGCACCTCTTCTTTCTTTGTGTGGCTCAACTCATAATTTGATTCCACGTTTTATTTGATAATCGTTTCTGGCAACCCTTTTCTTTCTGCTGCCACCATATACATTTGTTCTGTTATGATTGCTTTTCTTATATCTTTTTCTGTGATTTCTTTTCCGTTGATACTCTGCTGCCCGATAATAGGTTTTTCTATATATTTTGACCTTGCTTTTCTTCCGGCAAGGCAATGTTCTACTGCCACCGATACCGCTGACAATCCATACGTTCCAAACCACGTCCACATATCATTGTCTTTTTGCTTTTTCTCCAAGTTGTAAGCGTCCGCATATGGCTTTAAATCAGCCGGACAGGACGCGTCTATATCATGCACAGTAAATCCGTACCCTTTCGTAACTAAAAGCCAAAACGGACGGATTTCCGCGCAATATCGTTCCCATGTAAGATCTTCTGATTTCTTATCTGCTACTTTGTTTTCGCTGTTTTCTTCCGCTCCGCATTGAGCAGCTTCGATAAAAAACCGTTTTCCAGCAATTCGCTTAAAAGGCTGTTGTAAAGCTCCTGAACATCCGAATCATCAGAATCAAAGTAATCATCTAACATGGCGTATACAACGCCCATTTTCTCTTCTTTCTCATCCTCATTTGCCGGATTATAGCCAAGTTCGTCGCTGTAAAACTTTTGAGCCCCTACCAGAATTAACTCCGGAAGAAGAAAAAGCATGCTGTCAATAACATCAAGATCATCTGTCTTCTTCTCGAGACCCGCGATCTTCTTAATAATTCCGCTTTTTACTGTTGCTTCATATCCGAATTTAATCTGTAATTCTTTCTCTCCAAGCTTTAATTTTGTCATATTCTTTCCCTTTCTCCCTCTTTATAGGGAAAGGGCAGTCCGAAGATCGCCCTATTCTATGTTAATAATTATTCGGCTGTTTCTACATTTTCGTCAGCCACAACAGCCTTGGATTTTTCAAGTGACTGACCTACGATTTTTTTGTTACAGTAAAAGTCTTGTCCCCGTTATATGCAACTGTAAAATCATCCGTTACCCACTTTGGAGCCGTGTTCTGAACAACGGTTGCTGTCATTTCAAGAATTTCGTCAGTTCCACCAACGTCATTGACCGTAGGTGTGATCTGCCCGACATAACACGACTTTGCTACACCGCCGAGTCCATCGGTACCGTAAAGCTGCATAATGTCGCATTTCTTTCCCTCGACCTTTAAAAGCCTGTCAAAATCTTCTTTGATAAGGTTTCCTGTAAATTCCTTAGAATCTGTGGTTTTAATACCTGTCTCAAATGTCTGCGTATCATCTTCAAGAGTCGTGCTCTCAACGGTATTTGGAGCAGAAGTCGGAGAAGGGATTGATTTCGCTGCAAGCATCAACCTGTATGTTCCCGTAAAATCCGTTGCTTCCTCGCCGTCTGTGTGTTCTTTATAAATCACACGGGCTAAGTAACTTGTTGAAGCCATTTTTACCTCACTTTCTACCGCATAGCTTTGTGCGGTCAGCGAACGTCTTTCCATTTGACGTCCGGTGTTTTTTTAAATTAACCTTTCATTTGAACCAATCACACGGCGAAACCTCGCTGTGCTCCTGAATCTTTTTTCATTGTCATTTTTAAACTCCGGCATAGATATGATCTGAAACTGCATTTTTTTGAAAGCCTCCGAAACAATTGCAAGGATTCCTTTTGCATCACTTTGTCTTGTGTTTGTGATCACATCAATCTGTAGCGTTTCTTGTACTGCATTGATGGATGATCCATCTAACACCTGTCCTTTTTCTACCCCAGGCATCTCATGGATGTAAATAGTCGGGAAAACAGGGCCTTTATCAAGGTTCTTTTCAACCGTTGTAAATGCAGTGTCAAAATTCATGTTTTTGTATTTCTTCTGGAGTTTTGGTTTGGCTATCGTTACAATATTGGAAAAAATGTTTGTTTCAAGGTCAAATACCCACTGGTTTCCTGCCATTATCCAAACACCTCCTTTGCTGTCTGTGTAACAATCTGACGCAACTCATTTGCGGTCAGATACATGAATGGTCTGCTTGGCATTCCCTCTGTAAACCACCAATTGCCATTGTCGTCCTGATAAAACCATCCATATCTTCCATCTGAAATCTGATGTATAGTTTTTCCACTTGCGTACTGCCACGAAACACCCTCTGGCAATTTCCCAGGATAAGGACTTTGCTGTCCCACAATTCCGGTTCCAAACTCAACAAATGCGGCATGGTCTGTACCGGCTATTACCGCCCATATCCCGCCGCCCTTAGTGCTTCCTTCATATTCCGCGTGAACACTTGAAATCAGTTCTGATGTAAATATTGCGTCAAGGTCAGCAATTTGCACTCTGGCAATCTCTACGCCCTTTTCCGCGAGTTTTTCTGCCAATAGCTGGCACTTATATGTCAAGCTGTTTTGATAGGCTCTAAGCTCTCGTATGGCGTTCTGAACAGACTTTTCAGACAGGCTCATTGTGATTACTTTCTTTCCCATTCAGCACCTACTTCACATTTTTTTGCAATAAGAACAAATCAACCGTCAATCCCTCGTCTGCAACACCTTTTACGATGTAATCAGCCGAATTTTCGTCAACGATTGTATTCTCTTCATCTTTGTACCTTACATCTGACCGTTTCCATACCAAAGAGCCGACGCTCAATGGAAGTTTCCCTTTGTCCTCGACAATCTGAACAAAGTTTGTGGAATTGTCAACGCCAAACTCTTTTATAAGTGCTTCACTCAACTTATTGCTGATTGAAGAATAAAAAACCACAGGCTTCTCATAACCTGTGGTATACTCTCCGGTTGTTTTCGGTATTTTGTTTCCATCTTCATCGAGGTAATAAATTACATTTCCATCTGAATCAGTATATGAAGAATATTCGATGTTTCCATCCTCGTCCGTCACATACACCGGAACCTTTCCGCTCTGTAGCGAATAACTCATTTTTTGCTTATTGATCTCAAGCATTTCACTTCACATCCTTGCCGAACCGTTTCCAAAGCTCAGAAAGCTTTTCCCATCCATACATCGCGACAAACGCAACAATAAATCCTGCAATAATAGCCGCCAAGATCATATACCATAAAATTGATGTCTGGATGTACTGCATGTATGCCACAAATGCAGCGACCGTGATACCGATGGAAAGGGCAAATACCAAAATGTCCGTCGGAACCTTAGAAAATACGCCTACGCCTTTGATTACCTGTGTTACCACAGACACAACAAATGCCAGCGCACCAATGATTGCCAGAATAATTGTCATATTTGCAATTACAGACTGTATAATATCCATGATTAAACCTCCTTTTCATCATTAAGACGGGTTTCTATCCCGTCAATTCTGTGATGCGCCGATTTCACACTTTCTTCAACCTTTATAATTCTGTTGTCGTGAGAATTTATTTCTTTTCTCATCTCCGAAACTTCATTCTTGATCTCGGTTGTGTTGTTTGAAATGGCATCCAACTTCATGTTAATGCGTGTGTTCTCCCGCACGCGCTCTTCAAGATCCGTGTTGTCTGTCCTTTTGTTGCTCTTCAAGCCCATAAAGACGGAAAAACCAAGCGACAGCACGCTTATAATGATTGCTGTTGATATTTCAATCGTCAAATCATATACCGCCTTTCATTTTTATGGCACACCGCCCACCACCGCTCAATGTGTGCCGCCTGCTACGTTTTGTCGACGTCGACAAAACGTAACGCACAATCTTCTAAAAAACTGATAATTGCTTTGCAAAAAACAGATTCCTTTTCTACTCATGGCAGATAGGTCACAAAGATTTTACAAACGGGAATACCCCTACGAACAAGCTTTCCCTGTCTTTCCAGCTACGGCTTACGCCGTTTTCTGAATAACTTGCCATATATGCTTCTCCTGCCTGTGAATGGTCGTACACGGATAAATTGACGATTACATCCTCAAACTGTTTCAAGTCTTCGGATATTTTTTCATCCGTGTAGCTTTTCGGGTAATTCCGCTTGCTTACCACTTCATTTCTTGCCTGCTTGATAAGCTGTTCAATGTAAGGATTATCTTCTTTCTGGTCGAACACGACAACATCAGAAGTTACACCATCTTCATCCGTAACGGTTTCAATATGAAATTGTTTCAGTCTGATTTTGACCTGCTCTAATGTTGTATATTCGTCCATTCTTCCCTACCTATAATCCGAACTGCTCGATCAAAATGCGTTTCAGTTCCGCTCCACTGATTTCTTCTGCACCCTCGATCCCATGTTCAGCGGCAAGTGCCTGTAAATCAGCAGTGCTCATTCTGTTAATCTCTGTCTTGGTGTACTCGCCAGAAGATTTCTCTCCCGGAACAATGTCCGGGATTTCATCTCCTGCTTTATACCATCTTCCATTGCGCTTTACTGTATATTCAGCAATCATACCGCACCTCCTACGCAACTTTCATGACAACAACGCTGTCCATGCCCTCAAAAGTAGGCAATCCGATCATTGACACAATGCAATGGGTGTTGATTGGATGATTTGTTGCGTATGTATATACCGAAATGCCGGTTTCTACAATAGAAAGGTTTCCGTCTGTTAAACTTCCGCTTCTCTCTTCCGGTGTCTTTCCAAAGACATAATCTCCAAGGTACACACCGGATGCCTGCGCCGAAATAACTCCTGTAGGAATAAAATATTTGGTAGCACCGTCTGCAGGGTCGATGTAAAGTTTGTCGTAAACTTCAATCTCGATGCCGTATCCTCTAAGATACTCTGTAACCTGCCCCTGCTGTAAGCGAATACCACCATTGTAAGCAGTAATTCCAAGCACCTGTTTCTTTGTGTCCTCCGCCTTAAGGACCATTTCCCATGTTTCTGTATTCATGCTAAAACGTGCAAGGGAATATCCGGTTTTCTTTGCAAACTCACGTTTAATCTCGATAAGGTCGTCAAGTGGCGTTGCTGTTTCTGGTGCAGACCATTTATCGGTATCGCTTCCGGAAATATCCTTGTAATGATCTCTCTTGTGCGCCACTCCATTGTCCGAAGTATAATCCACATAGTAGCTCTTTCCGCCAATTGTTACCTGTACTCTTGGAATACCATCAGATGGTGCTAACAACTGCCAAATCTGGCGTTCCGGCACTACTCTTGCCCCTTCAATAAGCATCATCGGTTTTTTGCTGATTTCTCTAAGCACCTGGTTTGCCATGTTGGAATTTTCTGCCGACTGGTAATTTGCATACTCCTGCTCTTCACGCTCTGTTACCATGTAAGACTCACGGTAGAAAGGCATCTCGTTCTGAATGTCCGAAAATCCACCAACGTCTCTTAACTCTGCCTGCGCATCAAAATTGGATGCCTTTAATGATACCGGAAGACCGTTTTTCCCTTTGATAAATCTAAGCTCAAGGCTGTCCTGTTTTCTGGTTCCAAATTTCTGTCTACCTAAGTAAGGCGCAGAACCAAGCGTTTTTTCATAATTATTCCACATAACCCCAAGACTTCTTGCGGTAAATGCTTCTGCTAATGGTAATGCCATTCTCTAATACCTCCATTTCTTAATCAAAAAAAGTGACACGCGGTGTTGCTGCTTTTGCAGTTTCTTCCACGGTCACTCCGTTCGCTGTTACCTTTGCGCTGTCAATAGAACCCTGATATACATAAGTTCCCGGCGCATCTCCCATTGTTACGTCAACATCTTCCAGAAGATACCCTTTGCAAGATTCGTCATTGCTTGGGAACGGTGTCCCTGCCTTTGCAATCTTCTTTCCGTTTGCATCGGCACTTGACACCATTGTCTGCGGAACGATACACGCCGCACCCTCATAAGGAAAGAATTTTAAAATTCCTTTACTCTGTGTAAAGTCTCTTTCAATCGGTTTTCCCATAATTTACCTCCTATAAAACATAATGGTCTTTGGCTTCTGCACTTTCTGCAGGTTTGCCAAAACTGATTTTTTCTGCGTTCTCTACGTCCGCAGTTTTTTTATTTTCTCCACCTGCAGTACCGCCGCCCGGATTTTTAGAATTATTTGCGATCTCCTGTTCCTTTGCCTGCGCTGCTGCGGTTTCCTTTTCGGATGTAATCTTTCCAAGAGCGTCATAATCAAGGCTTCCATCATCTTTGACGACCGTTTTTGCCTGCTCTGCATTGATTTTTAACTTTTCCATCAAAGCTTCGCGCTGATCTCTGATGGCGTTTTTTTTCTGCATATCTGCAATCTGCTGATTTGCTGTCTCTAACGCCTTGTTTGCTTTTTCAAGTTCCGTGAGGTTTCCTGCTTCCATTTCATCCAGCTTTTTCTGCAACTCATCTGCGCTGTCTGCCTTTGCCTTAAGCTCTGCTGCTTTTGCCTGTTCTCTCTGTACGGCACTGCCGTAATCAGCAATGATTTTCTCAACATTTTCCTCACTGATACCCATTGCAATTAACTCTTCTCTTTTCATTGATTACCTCCGATATGTCTTTACGAATTTTTGCGGTGCAACGACACCGAATGACACTGTTGTTTTTTACGCTCACAACTTTGCGAATTTTTATAAAATAAAAACAGCCGACGATTACTCGGTAGCTGTCTTATTTTGCTGTTTATTTAATTGATTTACAATTTTCTGTGCTTTTTGTTCCTGCTTTTCTGCATCACCAATGGTTTTCCATAAAGCATCCATGTATGGCTTAGACTGCAAAAATGTTTTTTCCGAATCTCCCCAGAGTCCGACCGTTTTAATTGCAATAAGAGGATGTATTCCGCACTCCAATAACTGATACAGTGTTTGTGACTTCGTATACATATTGTCTTGCGGGCTATGATTGATTTGCACGTCAAAATCTCTAACTGACAAGTTCAAATCATGATCTTTAACGCGGATTGCATTTAAGACAACTTTTGCAAGTCTTTTCTCTGCCGATTTCACGATTGGGTCTTTTAATTTTGCTCTTGTCTTTGAAAAATCCCATCCATTTCTCAACTCTACCGCGCCCTGTGTATCTCCGCCAGTGTTCCCCTGCTTGTTTGGTATGGCAAGAATTGATAAGGCATTGTCCCAAAGATCATCTTTTGCCACCTGGCACTGACTCTGGTTAAGTTCCTGTGTCATAATCTCAACATCGGCTTTGTTGTCCTTGTTGTTGGACTTTACCGTCAAAGCATGGCTCATTTTCATTTGTTCAAATGTCTTTGTGTCAATCTCACAGTTTACAAATTTTACCCAGTACTGAACAAACTGCTCAATTCCATCCATTCTGTTCGACTGCATGTTGTTTATGGCATCCAGAAGCCCTATGACAAGTTCAATGTCCGATATTCTTTCATGGTTGTTTGGGAACTCAACAATAGGAATGCTTCCAAATGCATGCAATTTCCATTCAGAAGCTACTCCATTTTGAATTTTGCATGAATAATTGTCTGTATAGCACAGTTTGTACCATCTTCCATCCTCGTCTTTAAGTTCTTGTACTGCAAGAACCGGTTCTTCCGTGCTCCGATTATAAATAACACACGTATTCATCGGAGTAGGAGCAACAATCTGAAATGGTATTTCTCCATTTGAAAATCTTACCGCCTTAAAAGATGTTCCGGTTGCTGACTGCCATTCACCAGCTTTAATGTCCTTTTCCTGTTTATTCGCATCCACAAGGTAATCATTCAGCTCATCTACTGCATGATCGATCGCATCATCATCTTTTCGACTGATGAACTGAATTGGCTCACCGTATGTCTGACCTACCTTGAACTGAACAATCTCATATGCATGATTTTCTACTATTTTGTTTGTAATATCAGCATTTTGTACCTTTAATCGGTATAAAATCGGCTGATCTCCTTTGTAATACCGCCATAGGTATTCTATTATGGTTTTGTTGTAATAATAATTACCGATGCAGTCTCCCACCACCTTGACAATATTGTCTGCTGTGATGGTTTCAACATCAGTATATAAAATTTTTCGCCCATAACAGCCCTTAACAAGATCTTGGAGAGATTTATTATTCATAATTGGCTCCTAAATAAACGTCATCCCACTGGATGTTGACCGAATTGGAAGAGATTTTAATTCTGTTTTTCCATTCTCCGGATAAAATACCACTTTTTTGTGACATTTCCTACATTCCACAGAAATGTTCATTGTTGAACGCCCATCGTGCGTGGCAACTTTTCTTCCACACAGCGGGCAATATATTGTTTTTGGTTTATATCCCATAAAATCCTCTTTTCTTTGCAAAAGAAAAAGCACCGGAGATTTCTCTTCGATGCTCTTTCAATGGGGGATGGTAAAGTGTTCAACTATTTGTTGACTTCTTCGATTATAACTATATCAGAAAAAAACCGGACATATCGGACAACTTTACTCTTTCATAAATCTATCGAACGCTTTTCTCACGCTGTCTTCTGTGTTATTGCCTCCTATTTGGTCGGCAACCTTATTCCAAGATTGATTTTCTAAAAATCTAAGGTTAATTATTCTTCTAATTCTGCTATCTTTTATATTTGCAATAAACTCTTCTACTTCATTTGTTTTTTCAAGAAGTTCGTTTTCCAAAATTTCGAGGGTGGTTTTTCTGGAATATAACAAGGTTTTTTTGTGCCTATATTCTGGCAATGGTATTCCTTCTATTTTAAAATGTTGGTTTCCACCATTTCCGCCAGAAACGCTATCAATAACCGTTCCTTCCTGCTCAATTTTTTCTATGTATTTTTCAAGCTTTTCAATTTTATTCCTTACTTCTTTTACTTCTTCTCTTAAATCTAAGTATTGATTTAAAATATCTTTGTTTACCATATCAATACCTCCTAAACGGATTTACTGCCGCTTCTACTTTGGCTACGTTATTTCCATTTGTCACTCTAAGCGCAAAGTTTGAAAATACATCCGGCACATCATCCAACTGCTTTTTACCGGACACTGAATATCTCTTGAGAAGAGACATCATTACTCCATATGGATCATTTGGCTTATATAATGATGGGTCTTTAAATATAACGTGCTGCAATATCCAGTTAGAGCACTGGAAAATCCTTGCTTCCTTGTTTGTCTCCGTCGGTGTGTCAGTAATGTTACATATCCATCCTTTTTTTTCGACACGCTTGTTTACTTCCATTGCGACACGGTCTCCGCCGGCATTTCTCTCAAATTCACATTCCTGCACTTTGTTGTTTGCCAGAACGTTTGCCGCATTTTCATACTGCATCTCATAATCTGCCGTGTTATCGCAAACACAATCAACGCAGTAATAGTCTTCTCCATATTTTTGCAATACAGGCAAAACAAAGTAATCCGTTCCTTTTCCCTTTGTATCGCATTGACCGGTTACAATCTCTGGCTCTCCATGTGGCAAATTAAGATACCGACGTATTTTATCTTCCGGAAACAGCAATCCCTCTCGCTCAATCGGTTCTTGTTTGTAGAGACAGCGATATGATATGTCGTCCATCAATAATTGCTGGTCTTCAAAAAACTCTTTTGTAAAACCGGAGAACTCATATTCAAAGTTGCTTTCTCCTGTAACTGGGTCTACATCCGGCACCGCAATAACCTTTACTCTCGGATTTCCCTCGTACATATTTTGGATGCGCCCTATGACGTCGTGTACGCTCCATCTTGTGGCAATATGTATTTCCTTGCAGTTTTTACCGTCTGTGTCCTGTATCTTTCTCTGGCGGGCATCTACGGCATATTTATCCCACAATTTATCAAGGATAATCGGATTCATTGCTTCTTCGATACCGCCTATCATATCATCAACCAGTAAGAACTTAGAAGCCCTTACTTTACCTGCATTCTTACTACCAACAGACGTACATTGTACGGATGGAAACGATTTGTACTTTCCGACATTAAACTGCTCCATCTTTGCATTTGTGCTCGTCACGGAAAGATTCGGGAAAATTTCATTCCATGTATACTCTTCCTCGTTTGTAACAATATCGTACACACCGTCATAGTACATTCTGGTGATATCTCCGCTGTGCGAATAAAAAAGGCTGAAATCTCTCGGAAACCATCCGGCAACAAGCGCGTGAAACATTTTTTCAACCGTTGTTTTACCCGCACCTGGGACAAGTGATACGCACAGGATGTCATATCTATCATCAATCATGCCTTGTAAAGCCTGTGTAAGCCCTATTTTGAGAAATTGCTTTCTTCTTGGCATGTAAAACCGCTCTTTAGGCTCTCTTTTCTTTTCCAAATACTGGAAAGCACTATCTACAACTTTGTTTTGCGCTTCCAAAAGCAAAATTCCGTAATATTTGTCCAGAATTTCATAAGATACCTTGTTTTGGAATGAATATTTCTCTAAATCCCATGGTGTGCCACCTGTAGATTGAAAAATAAACTGCTCCGTCAGTTCTTTTGCTCTGGCAGAAACCTTTAATCCATATTCAACATCTTTTTCTGTCAGAATGGCTACCCTTGCCGCTTCTTCCATGGCATCCATAACCTGTTCATCAACGCCATGCACCTGTATGTAATTTTCATATCCATTTACTGTGGAAATTAGGCTTGAACTTGCCAAAAGAAAAGCACCTCCGCAAAAAAGCAGAAGTGCCTTAAGACCTCTGCCAATAATTTTTGTTGGTTAGCGACTAACTCCATTTGTTGGCCGGTAAATATATTGTTAGATTGTTGGCATTGCATCACCGCAAGCCGGATGTAATTTGTACATAAGTGCATTATAATCATCAATTACATACCTTACCGGAATCATATATGCTTTAATGCCATATTTTTCTGCTGTTTCTCTTTCAATGCTACAGCCGTTCCAATCGTAGCTCTCGCATATTCCAATAAATACATCAGCCCGTGCCAGTTTCTTAAGGTTCTCGCCCAAGTACCATACATCTTCTTTACTATCTTTAGGTGGGGTACTCTTAGTATAACTGTCGATAAGCTTCAATTCCTCACCCTCGTAGATTTCAGCAATCTTCTTCATCTTTTGAATACTTGCTTTGATTTCTTCCTCTGTTCTGCCTTTCATTGGCACGCTTACAAATAGCTTCTTCATAAAATCTCCTTCTAAATTCTTGCAACTACGTGTTCTTTTGCAATTTCTTCTTTTTCCGGGTCGTAAATAACCGAACCGTTTTTATCAGTCTTATTTTTGTCAAATTCGCATGAAACTTTTATGTACGGATATCTCAATGGCGTGCAGTCAGCATGGAAATCAATATTATACACTCCCTTTTGCCATTTTCCGTTAGCATAAATCTTTGTGTAACCGCCTTTTCTAGTTTTGATTATAATTTTTGAACGTGTTTTTTTCATTTCCAATGCACCTTAAACCCTTTCGCCGTATAATTACCAACTGCCTGTTTCAGTTCTTCCTTGCTTTTATATTCCTCTCGAAGCATGATTGCTACCTTGTTCTTTTCCACAGCGTATATGCCGCAGGTAACAGCTTTGCTCGCCGTATCAAGGACTGCTTTATACTGTTTGCTGTTCATCTCGTATGTGCTGTTATTGATATTTACAATCATTTTTCATAAACCTTTCAAAATCTTCCATACATTTATAGCACAAGTCGTATGTGACATTTAAAATGCCATTTTTTGTAATCGAATTTCCGCATAATATTCCTTTTTCAATTTCTGCACCACACCTATCGCAAGTGTGCCATTCTTTGCTATGCTTCATCGTGAATATCCTTCCAAACTCTGCAAAATTCCTCGAGTGTTCCCTTGTCCATCAGTGAAGCTATTTCGTGCAAGTTTACAATGTTGATTTCTGCATCTTGCTCATATTGCACGTCGGCAATAAGGTTTATATTGACCATTGGAAGGCTCCCAGCATAATGTTCTATTTTATACGAACTGCATAAACACTGTTCGCCATCAACTGTAACTTTAGCACATTCCGGGTTTCCTTTTATTGGTTCTACTTTGAATCTATGTATATTGCTCATTCTTCCACCAACTTTCTGCCGCAGATAGGGCAAAATGCAATATCAAAGTATCCTTTCGCCATACAGTGGTTTGAATAAATCACAATTCCGGGGATTTTGTCCCCTGTATTCATCATAATTTGTGCATTTGTCAAATTCGTTTCATTTGCACACTTCTGAATGGGAATATTAGCGCCGAATATTCTGTTATTATCGTAATTCTTGCAAAATTTACACATTTCAATTACTTCCTTATAAACCTAGGTTCACAATCTTCCAAAGTTGTTACTTCTATCATTTCCGGTTCATTTTCCGTCACACATCAACGCTCGATTTTTTTCAAGCAAACGCCGTACACAGGATTTGAACCTGCAAGCCTTTTACAGCCAACGGTTTTCAAGACCGCCCCCTAACCACCCGGACATACGGCAAATATAGCAGTGTGGTGGAACTGCTATATCCGAAATTGCTTTTGCCACCACTTTGTACAATTTCACACGGACTTTCTACCGCTTACGGCAAGGTTCACCCCTGTCGTAAGTTAGCGCAGTGTGTAGGACTCGAACCTACAAGGCGAATAAACGCCCGGCGGCTTAGCAAGCCGTTCCAATACCATTATGGGAACACTGCCGAATTTTCTTGTATCGTCAAGAACATTGGGAAAGAAACGGCGGATACCTTATTCGCTAGAGTTATGTCCGCAGGTGGATTTGAACCACCATTCTGCTACCTTGCTTACTCCGATTGTTTAAATGGATTGTAATGGGCTCGAACCATCTTACAGTTTTTCACAACTGCTGCTTACCATCAGCGACAATCCCAAACCGCCATACGACGGTTAGCAATCATATTTTTCGTGCCATGCGTTGCACTATCCTGTGCGATATCACGGGAAATAGGTGGGTGAGGATTTGAACCTCACATGAGCCGTGCACTGCTCGCATTGGAGGGAATCGAACCCATAGGGCTCCAACCATAAGTTTTTAATCTTCGCCCTGTCTACTGCCCATCTGCGTGTCTACCCATTCCACCACCACCTAATTGTATTTTTGACAGCTCAGGCACCGTGGGATAGATGCCCGAACTATCAATAGGAATCCGCCTGTATTGCTCGTCAGCAAATTACGGGACAACCATCATCCAACACCAAGCGGTCTTCCGCCTTGCCGTACTTCGCGGCAAACGCCACCGGACGGTCTCGCACCGTCCTTAACAGAAACGTCCTAGTGGCGAAAGGAGAAATACGAACTTTTCGTATTCCGAGATAAGCTTTACACTTATCTCTCAATCGGAACGGAAGGACTTGAACCTGCGACCGCTCGGATATAAGCCGAGTGCTCTACCATCTGCGCTACGTTCCGTCACAGCGCGCATAGCGCGCCGTTTATGATAGTATTTTTGATCTTTTTATTTTGCCGACGTCCACTAACACCGAATAATTGCTTACGCCGAGTTTTTTCTTGCAAAAACCGAATGCCAGTGGACTTAAGCTATACTGGATGCTCCGACTTCTCAGACTGGTGCTCAGCGTCACTGTCAAGATCCAAAACGTCGGTTTCTCCCGTATGTTTTTTTCTGCTTATATGTATTCTTCCGACCGTAGTTAAAATCTCCGGCAAGAAGCGAATACCAAATATCGGGTCATACAAAACCATATCATCATCTCCACATTGCAAATATATTGACAAGAAACAATGCAATAAGTGATCCCCAGACTGCCACAGCGTCCTTTTCGTTGCTGCTATCTCTTCCAAGCAAGAAAAACGTCAAAATCGCAAGGGCATCAAATGTTGTTATGACTGTTTTTAAAATCAACATGATTTACCTCCATTTTCAAAACTGCCCGTACCGGACTCGAACCGATAAATGCTGGGATCAAAACCCAGTGCCTTACCATTTAACAAACGAGCAATGCAAGCAATCTATTTCTCCGGCATATAGTAAACAAGGTTATCAAATACTGTTGCTGCCATCCTTGGATCATCCATCTTGACGCATCTAATCGGTGTATTTTGTGATGCTGCAACCAATGCAGAAACTTGTTTCTCGTCCATATTTTTGCAAACTACCTGTACAGGCGCATATGCTTTATGCATGTCCATAAATACTTCTGCTGCTCGTTCTGGTGTAGCATATTTCCCAATGACAAAAGTTCTTCCATCAAAAGTAGCGCTTATGCATTCATAGCTTGTTCTAAATTCGGTCCGGTCAAAATCATATGAAGCATCTTTTTTCTGTGACACAACCCTCATTCATCTTCCTCCGATCCATCCCAATCCGGACAAGAAAACTCTTTTTCTACATAATCTCCGACATATTCGCTCTCATTGTTTGTGCAAAAGTAATCTCCATTCTGCTCTTCACAATAATCGCAATTAAAACACATTTCTAACATTTTATTTGCTGCCTTTTGGAATCTTTTTGAATTTTATTATCGAGTGTAATTTTTGAAATTTATCTGATGTGAATTTGATTTGATTGTCTTTGATGTGATTATCGATAAAGTATTATCGCACTATACCATGTGCTATATCCGATTCTGTATATCCCAATACTTTACGTCTACAACTTCCGAATGTACTTCGGTCAAGCATTCTATTTTTCTATTGACCATATCCCGGAAACTAATTTCAGAATCCGATTCTATTGGTGCAACAATTTTAAGTGGTCTCATATATTCCCTCCATGATAGACAGGCCTTTTTGTTTTTGTGGATATTTGAGGAACTTAGTAGGCGGCTCTTTCTGGGCTTTTGCAACCCCCTCCCCCGCCTGCTGGCTGCTTCTTCCGGCGTTTGCCTTTGCTTTAAATTATTCTAATTGTTCATGCAATTCTCTGTTTGCGTTCTAACTATTCGTTAAACCTAAGTTTCTTAAACTGTTTAAACGAAAGCATGCGGCGTAAGGTGCTTAAATACTGGGGTTTGAATTGTTTGAATTGTCTATCACGATTTCACCATTATCCGGGCTTGAATTGTCAAAGTTGTCCGGCAATCTCGCACAATTGCCGCCGCCCAGCTGTGGGAGCTCCGAAGCTGTCAACGCTCTCTTGGATGATCCTGCATCTCTTACGCCCGGCATATTAAAGCCGCAATACTTGTTAAGCGACGGCATGTAGCACATGGGATTGTTTTTCCCAGAGGTCTGTAATCCAACAAGGCTTTCCTCTCTCATTTCGTCAATCTTTTTGCAAATGTCGGAATGTTCGGAACCTAGTGCCTTATGGCTCCAATCGTTTAGTGTGTCCCTGTGTATGCCTGTGAAAAAAGTGAATCCAACAATATTTATTACCTTTTCGTAGTCATTGCACAGATTGACATATAAATCTAATATATCATTTACTTTTTTACTGTCATAATAATTTAAAGCATTATCCTGCATAAGATATACAGGATTAACTTTAAACACATGATCGCATACATACTGACAGCAGTTATACCATCTATTCTGCGATACCTTGCACATATCTGATATATTTCTATCGTCCATCCAGAGATGTATATATTTATCAATGTCATCTTTGTATATATCGTCTATATCTACTCTTTCTGCTCTCTCTGTATCTGACATATATATACCTCCTTTCTGGATCATAAAAATAAACCGATACAATCGAGATCATCAAGATCTTAATTGTACCGGCTGCATGACTTCCGTTTCCGTTCTCCGGGTCCTGTGCGCTCTCTGTTGCCCGGATGCTTTTTGATTTACGATAACAATATCATTTATGTATAGCCTTTGTCAAGTATAAATTTAAACTACTGGGTATATCGCATATATAGATTATATCCGCGCGCGTTAAAGTATATGGTTTATGATTTTTTGTACTGTTGATATATATTATATATTATTTACTCCTTGATAAAAAATACAATGTATTGGAGAGAATATACTAATCTTATCTGCGTTTCCATTTTGTATCCATTCTGTATACAAAATTTACCACTTTAAAGCATAAACGTTAAAATACATCAAAAAAGAGAGACAAAAATATCTCCCTTTATCACCAGATCATTTACTTTGCTTTTGTCTGTATGGCGCTAAATCTGTGATGTCGTCTCCTGTCGGGACAACCGTCCAACCCTTGTATGTGTACCCTGGTCGCTGATCCGGCGGAAGTTGCCCCATGACGCACCTTTTTACTCTGCTTAATCCTGACGTTATGTTGCGAAATTGCGCGCTATCCGGGGCACAATCAAATAGCTCCTCGCAGTTTTCCCGTAGCCAAAAATTTAATGATCTAAAACAATAATGTTTACCGTCTGGGGATATAAGGTGCCAGTTTTTGGCATTTACGTTTGTTTCATACCGACCGCTCTTAGGGCTTTTTTTGGCTGCCGGCGTGCCTTTTTGTAGGTTGTTAGTCAGCCCTTTCCCCATTAACTTTTCTTTTGACGCCTCGCTCCACTTGTTCCGCTTGCCTTTGTGCGTCCGGCTTGCCCTTATTGATCTGCAGCCGGAAGAGCACGTAACCTTTTTGTCGCTTGGGGAGCACTTAAATTCTTTGCCGCAAATCACGCATTTTTTAATCATAAAAATCTCCTTTTCGAGCAAATACAGGCAGACCTAACGCCTGCCTGTTAATAATTGCATTATGTTTTAATACTGCGGGTTTTCTTTTTCCAACTCCCAAACCTCGCCGAACTTCTCCTCGTGCCGTTTCGCGTACTCGTCAAAAAACTCCTGCTCCGAGCACGGCGCCAACTCTCGGTGAATCTCCTCGCGCAAATCGTCATCCATTAAGTTCTCAGCTACTGCATAATTGATTTCTTTTCCGTACTCGTTTACACATGTATTTTTCATAATTCATTCTCCTTTTTTGATCTTGTTTGTTGTTACTGG